TTTGTTTTTGCACGCTCTAACTTTTCTTCCTCTTCAGAGGTCGTAGTGTTTTTAACTGTAATAGAGAAAGACTTTTCATCAATCTCTAGTGTAATTGGGAATCTAGTACTTATTGCCATAAACTAACTCCTTACGCTTTAGGGATGAAGTACTCTTTGAAATACTCACCGTTCATCTCAACTATCTCACCATCAAAAGAAAGAGTTGCATGGCTATCTGCAAAATAATTTCTTACATCACCGGATGCTTTAATGAAAGCATGATTGATAATAAGTGCAGGATTTGAATCACCTGAAACATTTGTACTAACAAATCGCAACTTGCCTTCTATAATAGAATTTGCACCACCAACTACTACAGGAATGATAATCTCTTCAGTTGCAACCGTTCCATCTGGTAAAGTGTCACCGATAGCAAAAGTTTCAGTTTGCAGATCACCAAACATAGCCATAGCCATATTTTCTTTGTTAACGTTTTGAGTTGTGAAAGATAGACTAGAGTTGATCTCAGTCACTACTTTGTCAACTTTTTTCTTCACCCCGGTATCTTTTGAAAAAGCATCAGCTTCGCTAGTTTCTATCTTTAAACTGACATCTTGTACCTCACCTATCTCCACTTCAGCATCATAATCTGTGCCGTTATAGTTACTAAAATAAAGCCTTCCGCCACCAATATATCTATCTATAACTGCTTCTGGATTTGCCATAATCTACCCCTTTACAATTTCAGCTTGTTTGTTTTTAACAAGTATGTTTGCTGTACTCTCAAGTACCTCTGTAGTTTTACCAACAGGAATTTTCTTCCCACCCTTAGCTCTTAGCTCTGTAAGTGCTGTTATAGTTACTTTTTTTGGCTCTGCCATCTCATCTCCTTAGTTTTGTTTATCGTTTTTCATCTGCTCGTTCATGTATGTCTTTACTGCTTCATCCGGTAGATATCTGAAAACAACAAGCTTGAGTATTTTTAACTCCTGAGCCATGTTTTTGTTTAGTTTTTTAAGCTCTGTGAGTTCATCTTTTGAACTTTTCAAGCTCTTCGCTAAATTCCAGATAGGAACCAGGACCACAACAAAAACAAAGTTTAAAAGCGGCAGATAAGCTGTAATTGTTTCCAAAATATTCCCTAAAATTAAAATTTATATATACACATGAAGTAGTTACTTTTATAGTCTATGCTACAACTTCACTGACCCTCAACTGATGACTTGATACCATCAATAGTTTTAGCTACTTTATCAACTCTTTTTAAAGTGTCTAAGGTCTCATCGTCAATCAAATCTGAGTTTGATTTCACTACACTCGCACCAACTTTATAAATAGCTTTGGCTACAGGATAAGCCTTTTTAGCTGCTGGCTTTACATCACTCGATGTACATCCTGTACTAAACAATATAATTGCACCAATCATTAATATTATCACTATCTTTTTCATTGAAAACTCCCTCTGTATGATATATATTTTGCATCACTTCTCTTTTTGTCTTTAAAAAAGTGATTTAGCCCTACGACTACAACTGCTACAAAATATTTAGTAGCTCTCATCAGTCTTAGAGTCAATGTAAGTTTATTGCTAGATCCAAACCATATAATGATGGTTAAGTTGACAATAAACATTCCAGCTGCAAATAAAAAGTCCATAAGTGTTAAACCATACTTGGTCATCCAATCATGAATATTACATGCCTCTTTGACATCTAATCCCCACATAGAATCAGGAAATTTAATCCCACCTTTTGCACCACAGCCATTACAAACTTCAGCTCTCTCTTTTGGAGTAGCTTCATGGTATGAGTTGGGTGCGTATAAAATTAATTTTTCCATTTTAGATTCCAAAGATATTAATGTCGCATCTAATTAAAAATGCTTCTTTTAAAACTTTATTTTCAACATCAAGATCAGATTCTAAAATTTCAAGATTCTCATCTTCAATCGATTTTTTCATAAAGTGATTGTAAAGTGCTTCATTCTCAGGAATATTTTTTATCTTGAGTATGAAAAATACACTCACCTGTTTAGCACTTTTGGTTTTTCTCTTTACAGGATAAAGTTTAAAATCATCAGTGTGTTTTTCATGTGCAACAACAACATCTTTGATTGTCTCTTTTGCTTCATCTTCATTTAGATACATGCGTAAAAAACCTCACTATCTGTTACACTTTCATCATCTTTACTTAGTGCAGAGTTTGCACGGTCCAACCAGTTTCGCTTAAAACTATCTACATCTTTAAATGTATTTAGTGATTCATCATACTCGTCAGCTCTTGCTTGCATATCTACCCAAAGTAAAGGTGCAAGGTAGTAGAGAGTTTTACTTCCTATCACCTCAAGCTCTTGTGTCTCATCTTCGAACTCTTTATCTTTGTAATCCCAAATAGCACGGTTAAGATGAGGAGTAATCTCCTCATCATTAAGGCTTAATGGAAATAAAGTTTTAAGAGCTTCTATATCAACCATATTACGCTGCTGTTACCGTTACTGCAATATCTTTAGTGCTTGTACCATCATCAACTGTGACAGTAGTTGTACCTTCAGCTACACCAGTGATAGAGACAACCCCGGTATCACTTGCATAAGTTACAGTTGCAACAGTTGCATCATTACTAACAACAGTTACTCCGGATACTCCATCACCAGCTGCACTTTGTACAGTTCTTGTAGAAGTTGCATCAACAGCTACACTTGTTGCATAACTTGTAATAGTTAAAGCTACATAAGTCATGTACGTTACATATTTGTGGATATCAAACTCATAATCAGGATGTACCACGAACTTATAACGTAGAGATGAAGTTTCATTGTCATACCATCTGTTTCTGTCAATCTGGTTTGAGATACCAAACACCATATTTTTAGGGATAGTTGCCAAGAACTCTCCGCTTTGCATATTTTCGTTTGGTTTGAGCTTGTAACCCATAAATGAGTTAATACCACCATTTACTAAAGCACCGGAGTTTGGATACGAAGCAGCAACTTCAAGCTGATAAGAATCGTAATCGGTAGCTGAGAGATAGATAACTGCCTTACCCCCTTTTACATCTTCATGTAAGTTTTTAACCAGGTATTCAAGACGAGCAGATACTGTACTTGCAGAAGATGTAGGTTTGTTTGTGTCATCAGATTCTGATGCGATTTGTATCCAACCTTTAGCCAACTCTAAAAATGGAGCATCTGCCGCAGCGTTATCAGCAGTTCCGGCAATACCCAAATAGTCAAGGTCGTTCATAAATGCAATCGCAAAACCTTCAAACTGCTCTTTTTCAAAGTTTTTATTGTCTTTGTTGTCTTTGAGCGTGTCATCCAAGATGCGAGCATTTAAACTGACTCCTTTACTCATATCAAGTGTACAACCTATTTTTCCAAGCTTTTTCATAGCAGCATCCGGTACAGCTGTACCGCTCACATGTCTATTTAATACACCTTTACCGATGTCGTAAGAGCTTCTCTCTTTTGTGAGTTTTGAAGTGATATCAACTGTTACATCTTTTAAAATACTTTGTCTGTCGATGATAGCCTTAATAAAAGTACGACTTTGCTCAGGTGTAAGTGAACCACTTAGTGTCACATCCGTTGGTGTTGTATTTGCTTTTAAAATATCTTCAAAAGGTAATGGCATTATAAAATTCCTCCGTTTTCTTGTTTTGAATCAGCTGGTGCTGGATCGTTGTTTTGTTTAGACTTTTTAATAGCCTCAGCGTGCTCTTCATTACTCTTTTTTAAGGCAGTTACATTTGCCTCCAAATCACTAACCTTTTTAACTAAAGGCTCAACAGCAGCTGTAACTGCAGCTTCTAAATCTTCTTTTTTCAAATCATTCTCCTCTTTGTTGATTTTGTCGTTATGTACATGACCTCTAATATCCACACTTGTTGAACTAAATAGTTTTGTGAATACACCTAATAAATCATTTAATGAAAAGCTTTTTTCATCTGCTTTCTCAACACCTTCACCATCTTCTTTTTTCATAGCAGTTCCAGCCATAGAGATACCAGCTATCTCGCCATCTTTTACAGATTTGATAAGTGCATCATCTTCTAACTGGATTGCTACAGCCCAGCTTCCCTCTGCTTCATCAGGAAAAATTGGATCACCACTCTTGACAATCCAACTTTGAGCTATAAATGCTTTTTCAACTTCAAATGTATGGTCTTTATCAACATTTGCAGTATTTTTATTTTTCATGAAAGAGTAAGCAGCTTTTTTAATCTCATCGGCAGTTGCATAATCTCCATCCGTATCTACTTCATCAGGTGCATATACAATCCCATAAACCACACCCTCTTCAGCATCACTTTTTTTAATCTCTATCTGTTTCATGTAAGATGGCTCTGCATCAGTAGATTTATATATGATAGATTTACCGTTTGCTCCAGCTTTTACTAAAGATATATGAGTAATAGCGATGTTGCTTAACTCTGTTTTCTTTGGCAACTTAAACTCCTCATGTTTTAATTTTTCCATGTTTTAATTTTTCGATGTTGTAATCTTAATCGCTTTCTTGGCTCAAATCACTCTATATACATGGGTGTAGAGTGATTTGCTTTTTTTATTGCATTAAACTTTGGTTTTTAGAATTTGTATATAAAAGGTAAGTGAATTTGAGAGAAGGTATATTAAAAGATGCAAAAGAATCTAAACAGTATATAGGTGTAGATTTATTAAATGTCAACGGTACTATAGATCCATTTATAAATTTTAGTGAACTTCTGCAATTTTATTATTTCAATACATATCATCAAAGAAGCATAAAACTAAAAGCTGCTCTATTATCTCAAGTGGAAGAATCAAACCTTGATAAATATCTTCCTAAGAATGAGTTTGTAAAAGATTTCATGTATGCGTTTTGTATAGATCTTGAGATGTATGGAAATGCTTTTTTAGAGAAGAGTGGTAGTGATAGTGATTTTTATCTTTATCATCTGCTTGGCTATCAAGGCAGACTTAACAAAAACAAAGAGATATTTCAAATCAATACTATTAATGAAGCTATACCGATGGATGGATATCATCTTAAATACTACTCTCCATCTGGAAAGTATTACGGTGAACCTGATTATCTTACTACACTAGATCAAATTCTTACATCACGAAATGCAGATAAATACAACACCTCGTTTTTTGAAAATGGTGCAAGACCGGGCTTTGGTGTTATCTTTGAGAACTCATCTCCAAATCCAGATCAGATTGCAACATTCAAAGAGTTCTTTTCAAGCAACTATAAAGGGTATGAAAACGCTCATAAAACTTTACTTCTGCATACTGGTAAAACAAGTGAAGGTTCACCTCCGGCAAAAGTAAGACTTGAAAAACTAGATTCTGTTGAGGATATGAGTTTTGAGAAACTAAAAAATGTAAACCGTAATGACATCATAGCAGCTCATGGAGTTCCACCAAGATTGGTTGGAGTTATGGCAGCTGGCCAACTCGGTGGTGGAACTGAGCTTATAGATCAGCTTCATGCATTTAATGAGATAGTGATAAAACCAAAGGCTCAGACTATTGAAGATTTCTTTGCCAACATTGGCATTACTCATAAAATCAAATCTTTAGATGTGACAAACTTTAAAGATGATAGTTCTCTTATTGCAAATCTTGTTGATAAGCATATTATCACTCAAAGTGAAGCTAAAGAGCTTTTGGGTTTTGCAAGTAAAACAAAATAGGTCATTAAATATGTTTAACTGTAGTTTAAAAACTTTAGAAATGATTTTTTGGTACTTTGGTATAGGTAAGAGGTTAAAATTGATTGTAGGGCAAATATATGGCATATTCTACAGAAACTAAACTTAAAGCATTAAATCTCATAAAAGCCGGAGTGCCGATAACTGAAGTTGCAAAAGATTTAAATATCAACAGGGGTACTCTTAACAACTGGGTGAAAAAATCAAATGACTCAGATGTAAACCTTGAGAGTATAGAGAATATAAAAGCCCAAATAGCTACTCTTAGTAAACGCTCCCCTACCGAAGCAACAGCTAAAAAACTAGCGATGCTTACACGCTCTCTGGATAGGCTAGAGAAAAAATCAAAGAAGATAGAAAGTAAAAAAGCAAAACCAAGCATCACCCAAAACAAAGAGGTAGCAGCTTTAAAAGCTAGAATGCTTGAGGATGATTACGGACTTTACAATTATCAAAAAGAGTTTGTAAGAGATGATAGTAGATTTAGGGTTTGGTTAAAGTCTCGTCAGATTGGTGCAACATACGGATGTGCTGGAGAGTGTCTTGTAGATGCTATGAGCGGAATGGATCAGTTGATACTTTCAGCTTCAGAGACTCAAGCTCTTAAATGGCATGGAGAGATTCATAAACATGCACAGAAGTTAGGTTTAGCTCTTAGTGGGAGTACAAGTGAGATAGTTACACCATCAGGTGCTAAGATATATATCTTTGCAAATAACTTTAGAACTATACAGGGCTTTAGCGGTTCAGTGTGGATGGATGAGTTTGCGTGGTACTTAAATCCTAAACGTATCTGGGAAGCATTCATACCATCGATTACATCTGTAAAAGCTGGAGAGACTAAAGCTAGGATTACAATACTGAGTACTCCATTTGAGCAAGACAGTCTCTTTCATAAGCTTGTCCTTGATGAAACAAAATACTATATGTTTTCAAGACATAAGACCACTATATATGATGCAGTTAAAGAGGGGCTTGATGTAGATATTAAAGTGCTTCGTGATTTGTTTGATGAAGATAGCTGGGCTACGATGTATGAGTGTCAGTTTGTGGATGATGATAGCAGCTTCTTTCCTATCTCACTTATTAAGTCTTGTGTTAAGGATTATACTTACTATACACCAAATACTCAAAGCATTCTCTGGAGTGGTTATGATATTGGTAGGGTTAAGGATTTATCTGCTTTATCATGCTTGGAGAAAGTGGAGCATAGATATGTTCTTGCTATTCAGGATGTTTACAAAAAAGCAACCTTTGAAGCTCAAAAGACAATCCTAAAAGACCACATGAATGTGTTCTTAAAATCAAATATTCGTATAGATATGACAGGTATCGGTAGAGATATTGCAGAGACGATGGAGGCTAAGTATCCATCACGAGCAGAGGGAGTTTATTTTACTGCAAGTTCTAAAGAGATGATGGTTCTTAATCTTAAAAAGATGCTTGAGGATAAGCTCATAACACTTCCTAATGATCCAATACTTATAGCAGATATACATGCTATAAAACGAAAAGCTGGTCAGAAGAGAATGTTATATGATGCAGACAGAAATGTACATGGTCACGCTGATAGGTTTTGGAGTTTAGCTTTGGCTGCTAAGAAGATTGATGTGTTGGATAGAGGAGAGGGTGGAGAGAGTAAAGGGGGAGCGGTTATACTTTAAGGCTCCACACTCACTATGCTTATATCTGCATTCTCATCTGCAAATAGATGGATCTCTCTGATACGTTTTGAGTAACTCGATATTTGTGCTCCAAAGCCTGTCCCACAAATGGAGCAAATCTCTACTAGTCTGTCTGTTTTAAAAGGGATGTGTGTCTCCCCTCCACATTTTTTACATGAAAGTACGATAAAATCTGCTTTCTTTACGTTTATTTTACATCTTTTTTCTATCATGAAATTTCCTTGCATTTTGTTTCCTTTATTTTATCTCAATGTTTTTTAGAGAGTCTTTTAAGTTATCAAATATCTCTTCACTCATCTCATCACCGCACGCATCAATAGCTCTATCAAATCCACCGCTTTTAATGTAGTTTGATAAGCCATCAGTTAAGTATGGTTGAGCTTTTTGACCTTTAGTGCTTTTGAAGATTCCAAAGGGAGTTTTGAGGGCTTTTTTATTTTTTGGAGTAATTTTGCGTTTGTGTTTTCCGTAGAGTCCAGTTCCTTCGTGAACAAAAGGTGCATACTCAGCAAGGAGTGAATTACCTATGCTTACCTCGCCTTTGTCTAGGTGCTCACTAAAGACTTGGATATCTCTTTTTAGATTGCCTGTTTGATATGGAGCTGTCTCTTTGGCTTCATTGGCTACTTCTGAGCCAACTCTAAAGAGTAGCTTCTCAATAGCTTGTAGATTATCTTTATTCATCCTCAAGGGCCTTTGTAATATGTTCTAAAGCTTCTGTAAATGTACAAGTGAAAGTGCTGTTAGTCTCCGTATCATCTTTGTGAACTTTTCTCATTTTAAAGTCACACACTTCTTGAAACCTTTCATCATCTTTTGATTTTTCTATGTCTTCATCATTTAAAACACTATCAAAAAGATAAGCTATCTTTCCATCTTCGGTGGAGCTGCTTTGAGGGAACCCATAATCTTTATCACCTCCTAAGTATGGATAGTCATCAAAGAGCTCAACATCTGCTATTCCCAGTTCCCAGTCATAATCTTTGTAAACAAAGATACTAAACTTTCTTCTTTCCATTTGATTATCTCCTTTTTATCTAATTTTGCATTGTTTTTAAAGTGACTATCTAAAGTGCTTTTCCCTTTATCATTGGTCGGTTTATAGAGAGTCACTATCTCATCAGCTTCAAAAACCATAAAGTAGCCGTTAGCACTTTTAGCTACAGCTCTACCATGCACCTTGCCATGAGGTGCAATCTCTGTTATAGAGTTTAATGCAGATATTATATCCTTTTGAGGTAGCTTATATTTTCTATGCGGGTTTACATGTGTATCCCAGTTCTGCTTTGTAAGCTTTCTCTGTACACCAGTTTTATCTATATGCACTAACTTATCATTGACACTTTTATTTGCAAACTTCACTTTCTTTCCATCTATCTCTTCTTCACTTAACCATACAGGTACAACTTCAGTTCTGCATCTAAAGTGATAAGGTGGAAGTCCAAAGTTAGAAGGTAGCTTTCCATAGACTGGCTTAGAACTCCAAGCTGCTGCTGCTTTTTTCTCAGATATATTCTTAGCAGCTAAAACATTATCA